TGACACCCAATCAAGAATAACTACTAATAAGAATAACCTTAACAAGAATCTCTCTTTCAAGAAGGAAAAAAAGACAGATGCTTACACAGAGGGATATGAAATTGACCCTGCGCTGCTGGAGCAGGTGTGAACCCCGATAACTGGAACCCAGGGCTAGGAAGTGACCCCGAAACAGCACCGATAAAATTGAGCACAGCAGCCAAGAACACAAACCTTGCTTTGATGTACCACTTTAAGAACTCAATAACTTTTAAGATGAACGGAGAAGTAAACAGCCTTGCACTAATGGCATTGTTTAAATCCCTTAGAACCAGTTCCGTATCTTATTCTGATATTTATAAAATGATTGATAGGTTCTTTGAAGAACTTAAAACCAAACCTCTTCCATATGAGGTGCCAACATGGAAAGCCTTTATTCAAAGAAAGGATGAACTCATACAATGGGTGACAACCAATTCTCCAGATTCGGACGTATCAGAATGGAAATAGGAAACAGGATAATACAAAAGATTGTAACAATCTTAAAAAAGATCGTGTACTACTATGACACTAGTGAAGAATATCAAATGCATGTATGCTCTCTTTGCGGAACAATGTTTCTTGATGGGTACTCTTATGCTGCCCACTTTACGTTAAACCAATGTAGCCTTGAAATGTATCCGTTTAGTTTTGACCAACTTGAAATAGGAGTTACAAAAGATGAGTGAGTGGAAGGGTGCTAGATACTGGAAGAACAGGCCGTTGGACGAGCGCTTAAAGAATCTAAAGATACCGAAGCGCTTTGAGCACCTAACGCTAGATGACTACGATAAGTCCGTTGGAGATACAGACGTTCACTACGCGGTCACTACGTGGCTTAAGACAGCCGACCAGCACTTAGAGGACGGCATGGGTCTATATCTTTTTGGTGGAACAGGAGTTGGTAAGACTCACCTAGCCATAGCCTTACTCAAACAAACAATTACAAACTTTCAATGCAGCGGGTTCTTTATCCCCGTCACCAACTACATGGAAATGATGTATGACGAACTAAACAATGATGGAGAACTACCTGAAGAGTACTCATCTCCGTATCTTGCCAAGTACATCAGGAGCGTGTATGACGTGGTTGTTTTAGATGGTCTTGGTGATGAGAACGACACAGAGTTTACACGTCGCTCTATTGCCACGCTAATTAACCAACGTGTTAATGCTAAGTTGCCAACAATTGTTACAAGCCTATACAACCCTAAAAAGTTAACACTACGATACGGAGATCGCTTTGTATCAGTGCTACAGTCAGTTTGTAGGCTGGTGCCTGTCGCAGGGACGGACCAACGTAATGCAGGGAAATGATATTGGAGATGCGGGCTTTCGAGGGCAAGCCGTTATCTTTGAAGGAGTACTAGCACGCCCAGCAGAAACAGTCTTATCAAAGTTTTATAAACAACGTGGTAATTGGGGAAAATACATAAACTCATATTTACCAAATGAGTTATCCCTAAAAGCAATGATAGACAGTTCCGTAAGATTAGGCATTGCTACGGACGTATACACGTTTATTGATATCGGGGCAGTTCCCGTAATTGACTCATGGTTAATGAAAAAAGGAATATCAGTATCTATAAATTATTATAGTACGATTGAGGAACTTGCATACGATCTAAGATTTCAGCATTCTATTAGGACAATTTATGTTGAAACGGAAGAGCAAGCATCTACAATAGGCATACGCTCACATGTTGTGGACCCAAAGAAAGCATGGATTAGTTAATGGCAAGCGCCGAACATCTCCTAATAAGTAAGGTTATTCAAGAGAATAACATTAGTCCCGTACTTGAGGCGGGTATCAAGGCGCAACACTTTTCAGCGCATTGGTCTGAGATATGGCAATGGATTACTACCTACTGGCGTGAGCATAGTTCCGTACCAAGTCCGCGAGCCTTTGCACAAGAGTACGCAGACATACAGTTTACTGATGCTAGTCGTGAGCAGTTCTCTAACCTCATTGAAGAGGTACTGAACTCATACAGGCACAACAGCATTGTTGAAACGTTGGCTAAGGCAGTGCCAATGCTCAACATGAACAACACAAATGAAGCACTCCAGGTTTTAGCCACAGGACTACAGACAGCATCAGCAGACGTATCCCGTCTTCGTGACTTTGACCTTATTAAAACTTGGGAAGAGCGTATTCAGCGATATACAACAATGCGTGATACACCCAATGCCATTCGTGGTATTCCTACTGGCTTTGCTGGCCTTGACCGTCTTACTTCTGGCCTTCGTCCACAACAACTAGTTACCTTTGTTGGAGAAGCAAAGAAGGGTAAGTCTCTGATAACCCTCATCATGGCTAACGCCGTACACACACACGGTAAGGTGCCACTATACATATCATTTGAAATGAGCGTTGAAGAGCAATCAATTCGGTATGACGCACTTATATCAAACATCTCATCTACAAAGATTATGCGTGGAGATTTAACAGCCAGTGAGTTAGCCAAGATTACTAAAATTATATCTACTCGTAGGCACATGCATCCATTTATCATGTCCGAGGATGTTTCGTCGTTAACTACGGTTAGCGCTATTGCGGGGAAACTACAACAGCACAAACCCGATGTGTTATTTGTTGACGGTGTGTATCTCATGGATGACGAGAACGGAGAACCAAAAGGCTCCCCACAGGCCCTGACCAACATCACACGAGCATTAAAACGCCTAGCACAGCGCTTTGATATTCCAATTGTTGGAACAACACAAGTACTTGGTTGGAAACTTGGCAACAGGAAGAGTAGGCAGATTACCGCAGACTCAATTGGTTATACGTCTTCCTTTGCACAAGACTCCGACCTAGTTGTTGGCGTCGAGGCTGACCCAGACATAGATGACCAAGCAATCCTTAGAGTGGTACTCGCAAGAACGGCACCACGAGGGGAAGTACGAATTAAGTGGGATTGGGTTAACATGGACTTTTCTGAAGTGGAGGAATCTGGAAATGATGACAATGACAACTGGTATTACTAGCATTGGTGATGTGCTAGTTGCTCTAGGAGTTGATGTACGCCGAGAGTCTGGAAATGAGATTATAGGGTGCTGTCCTGTACACGAGAAGCACACAGGCAAAGCGGATAACTCCCCATCATGGTCAATGAATGCATCTACTGGATTGTGGTTATGTCATTCGTGTGGAGCCAAAGGAAACCTCCCACAACTCGTTGCAGAGATAACAGGAGACTACGAATCAGTTTCTACTATTTATAATTTATTAATCTCTAGTGGTATGGAACAGTTGACAACTGCAAAGAAGGAAAAAGAAAAGGCAGTAGTGGACTGGAAAAAGTATATGTCTTATGGCAAGGTGCCACAAAGCCAGTTAGACAAACGTCAGTTAAGCGCCAGGGCGGCAGACCAATACGGAATTAGGTGGGATATGCTTAGGGACGCTTGGATTATTCCAATTGTTTCTCCTAGCGGAGAACTAGAGGGGTGGCAAGAGAAGTCTCCTAAAGGAGTACTAAACTTCCCCATAGGCGTTACCAAGTCTGAAACGTTGTTTGGCATAGACAGGTTTAGTTCAGAAATCGCTATTCTTGTTGAGTCACCCTTAGATGTTGTTAGGTTTGCATCTTGCTTTTCTGGAGCACAGTGCTTAGCCAGTTTTGGGGTTAACATAAGCAAGAAGCAGATTAATCTTTTAGAGAGGTCCTGCGACTCTTTGATAATCGCATTAGATAATGATAGTGCTGGAATAGCCGTTGGTAAGAAACTTCTTGGTACCTTGCCACCCTTCCGTCACGGTATACGGTGGTTGTACTACAAGCATACGAAAGCAAAAGACATGGGTGAGATGACAGAAGAAGAACTACGCTGTGCGGTTAAAAAAGCATCCGCATTTCCATGGTGGTTACTATGACTTTTAACGGAACACTGTACCCATTCCAAGAAGAAGCAAAAGAAAAGATGCTGGATAAGGGGAAGGTACTACTTGCGGTAGTCATGGGTGGCGGAAAGACCGTAATAACTATTGACCTTTTGGAAACGCTCTTTGAGCAAGGAGAGATATCACGTGTGGCGGTTGTTGTTCCTGCGGGACTTAAGTACCAATGGCTACGGGAGATTACAAAATTTACTAATTCTCGTGTAGTTGTAATTGACGGCAATGCAAAAGTACGAGAAAACCTATGGAGAGCAGCACTACGTGCCCGCTACGTCGTCGTTAACCCAGAGGTGCTAATGAACGACCACCATTTGTTTAGTTCACTTCGGTTTGAAGCGATGGTCATAGATGAAGCAACCATGATTAAATCACCACGAGCCAAGCGCTCTAGGCTACTTAAAAAGTTGGGAAAGAAGTGTCACTACAGGTTTGCCCTAACAGGACAACCAATTGAAAATAAACCAGAAGAGTTATATTCCATTATGGAGTTTGTAGATGCCAGCGTGCTAGGAACCTTTGAAGTCTTTGATAAAACATTTATTGTTAGGGATAGGTACGGAAAGCCAAAACGCTACAGAAACCTTAATCTTTTGACTAAATCTTTAGAAGCATCAATGGTTCGCAAAACACGCAAAGACATAGAAGACCAACTACCTGAAGTTATATCCACAGTTATACCAGTTAAATTTGATGAAAAGGGTGCCCAAGCCTACAAGCGCATTGCTAATGACTTACTACAACAGATTCAACAGGCATTAAAAATACACGGAAGAGGTTTTGACCTTTGGGCACACTACACAGGTAATGGCTTAGCCAATGAAGCACAAGGACAAATCATGGCGCGACTAACCATTCTTAGGATGCTCTGCGATAACCCCCAATTAGTTATTAACTCTGCGTTAGAATATGCTGACGTGAATGGCTCAACAGGGAGTAAGTACGCCAAAGAAGTAATGGACATGCAATGGATAACAAGCCCTTACGAGACACCAAAGTTAGACGCAGTACTCGAATATATAACTAATATTCTAAATGAAGACCCAAACAACAAGATTGTTTTATTCTCATTCTTTAAAAAGAACCTAAAGATACTTGCTGAAAAAACAAACCCATTTGTTAAGAGTGTGCTATTTACAGGGGATATGAATGCTACACAAAAGGATGAGTCTAAACAGAAGTTTAGTAACGACCCAAAGACACGCCTATTCTTATCGTCAGACGCAGGCGGGTACGGGGTGGATTTGCCACAAGCCAATTACCTTATATCATATGACCTTCCGTGGTCTGCTGGGAAACTAGACCAACGTGAAGCCCGCATCATACGTCTATCCTCAGTACACCCCCATGTTACTATTGCTTCGTTCATAATGAGCAGTAGCATAGAAGAACGGCAGTATGAAATGCTTCAACAAAAAAGGAAAATAAATGAGGCCTTTATAGACAAAGGCTATGATACCCAAGGTAGATTTGAGTTGACACTTAGTTCACTAACCGACTTTTTACAACACTCAGAAGTATAGATTAACAAGGAGCGCACAATGACAATATCAGAAAACCCTTACAGCCCAAATGACTACACACACTTTGTTCAGGACTATGTACTACAAAAGAAAACTCTTACAGCCCTAGAAGCAAAAGTTGATAAGATGAAAAAAGAGTTAAGCGCGTTAGTTGATGAGCACGGAATACCAGATGACAGCGGGCACCGTTGGTTAAGCATTGGTACTTACGAACTTAAGCGTGAGCGTCGTGTGTCAAAGAGTTTTGATATGGCCGCTGCCGAAGAATGGGCAAGGGAACAAGGACTATGGAATACCGTAAAGGAAGTTATCCCAGCGCATGAAGTGCTGAGTGAAGACAAGTTGGTAGGCTATGCATGGAAGCACAAAGAGCATGCCACCGCCATTCAAAGTTTTTAAATCATGGTGATTGGGAAGGTTTTAGAAAACACATTAAAGCCAATTGGCCCTAATAAACACACAAAGGAAAACATATGCCACGCAATTATGATATTGAAGAAAATGAGATTACCCTAACCAAAACCAACGACTACGTAGCAAGTAAACCTGTTCTAACAGATATTCCTACGCTAGAGATACCACGTAAACTTCTTCGTGGTGGTTGGGCACAAGTAGACGCACTCAAGGCCACAGACGCACAGTTCGCACAGCGTTTGAAGGTATCAGAGGAAGTACAGGTCGTTAAGTTTCTTAGTGACGAACCATACGCCGCATGGCACCAACACTGGGTTGAGCGCGATGGGCAGAAGTCCTTCATTTGCATTCGTGAAATGGAAGAGCGTGGTTGCCCAATTTGTGAAAGTGGTAATCGCCCATCGAGCCGTATTGCTTTCAACGTAGCCCTATGTACGGTAGTAGACCCACCAATCAACCGTTCCTTTGAAGTTGGTCCACGTGTAGTTGACCAGTTGCGTAACTTGAACAAGGCACCACAGAGTGGTCCATTGACTAAGCATTACTGGGCAGTTTCTCGCAGTGGTAAGGGCGCAACAACCGCCTACAACCTTCAAGTTATCCGCGAGCGTGACCTTGCCGAAGAATGGCATGTTACCCCAATTGATGAAACAGAGCAATCAAAGTTGTCTGAAAACAAGTACACATCAGAAATCATCAAAGTGCCAACCTACGCAGAACTGTTTGCTATCGCATCAGAAGACCTAGGTAGGTAAGACATGGGGCGATTGATGCCCCCGATAGTCACCACAGTAGAAGGACTTGATGAAATCATCAGGTACGTTACTGAAGTCGGGGCTTTTGCTTATGACATTGAATCAAAGGCGGTACTAGAACGCCATCAAGATTTGGTTGAACATCTGGAGATAGAGTTTAACAAACATGTTTTAACCCTAAAAAGCAAAAGCCCTGACATAATTGTTCGTGCTCACAATAATTTAGAAACTCGTTATAGAGAAGAAATTGCCTTAAACCCTTTACGTAACGATGTCTTTTGGTTAGGCATTGCGACCAGTGGACGGTCTTGGGCTATCCCCATGGGGCACACCACAGGGGTGATGCTGTTTCCTGAAGAAACTGGTGATGGTAGTACCATCCCACCAGAGGGATTTCGTAAGGTCTTAAAGAGTGGGCAAGAGTCAACTGCCAAATCTCGTTATATCAAACCAGCCACCTACGAAGACCCACCAAAGCAACTATCACGGGCAGAAGTACTCCAGCGTCTAAGGCCGTTGTTCTTTAGCGACCTGATTAAGGTTGGGCACAACGTTAAGTTTGACGCAAGGTCTATAGCAAAGTATTACGGTGAAATGCCCCCAGGACCATATGTAGATACCATGCTGGCACAACACATTGTTAATGAGAACTTGATGAGTTACTCTCTTGAAAACCTCATAGAGACCAACTATAAAGGGCATAAGGCTTATAAAGGTGCTGGCAAGTTGGGCAAAGAAGTAAACAATAACCCAATAGACGTCGCCTCTTTATATGTACATAGGGATGCACGGTGGACATGGCTGTTGTACACCACCCTTATGCGTAAGATCAATGCCCACTCTGACTTGAAGAAGGCACTGGCGTTAGATTGTCAGGTACTTGAGGTTTTGATGGACATGGAAAATGTAGGAATACCCGTAGATGTCACCAACTTAAACAATTTAAGTAAGGATTTGGACGGAGAACTAAAAGAGGTGTTGGACACAATCCTAACTTACGCACCTACAGGGTTTAACCCAGACTCCAATAAGCATAAGCAAACCTTTTTGTTTTCTAAGAAGTCCGAGGGTGGCTTAGGCCTTAAGCCATTTAAGTTAACTGAGAAAGGCGCTGCGTCTGTTGACGAAGAGTCATTAAAAGCCATAGAGCACAAGCATGTCGTAGTTCCACAGTTATTACGTTGGGCTGAACTTAAGAAGTTAAAATCAACATATGTTGATGGACTTATACCTAAACTTAACAACGGCAGGCTTCATCCGTCGTTTAACTTACACAGAACAGCAACTGGACGACTATCCTCGTCCAACCCAAACCTACAGAACATTCCAAGAAGTTCCAGCATCCGTAAACTGTTTGTCGCACCCAAAGACTGTTTATTACTAGTTGCTGACTATGACCAGATTGAACTTAGGGTCATGGCAATGTTTAGTCAGGATAAGAAGTTGTTGTATGTCTTTGCGAATAATGAGGACATCCATACCGCAACTGCCGCCGCAGTCTTTAAGAAAAAGCCAGAGTTAATTACGCCAGAAGAGCGCCAAATTGGTAAAGGTGTTAACTTCCTTACTGCGTATGGTGGTGGTTCTATGAAACTGTCACGAGTTACTGGCATACCTAGAGACCATGCCGAAGAAATACTAAGTAACTACTACAAGAGTTTTGCGGGGCTAACGGCGTGGAAAAGGGAAGCCGTGGCTAAGGGTTGTCGTGATGGGTACGTATCTACCCTGCACGGACGGCGTAGGAGGCTCCCAGACCTACATTCTAGGGACCAAGGCCTTCGTGCACGGGCAGAGCGCCAAGCAGTCAATGCCATCGTACAGGGAACCGCTGCTGACCTTTGTAAAATAGCGATGGTGGATGTACACACAGCCATGAAGGACACTGGTGTAAAGTTGTTAGTGCAAGTACACGATGAGTTGGTAGCAGCCGTTCCAGAGTCATCTTGCGACAGTATTTTAGAGCCGTTTATTAATGCGATGGGAGAGGGTATGATGTTAGAAGGTGTGCCGATTAGGGTTTCTCATCAATTTGCAATAAGTTGGGCGGAGGCAAAAGAATGAGTGACGTTCAAAGCATTGTAGATAAACGTTTATTTTATCTGATGCTATCGGTTGCCCAGGGTCAAGATTTTGCCCAGAGCATGGGCTTTTCTTCGCCATCAGATGACGTAGGGCAGGCCGAAATGTTTGATATTGCCAGCCGTTGGGCATTATTCGTTAATCAAGGCATTTTGCAAAGTACAGAGGAAGCAGCAGCATGGCTATTAGACCTGCTATCTACGCAGCAAAAACTAGTTACACCAAGAGAAGATTTAATGCCCGTTTTTGTTGCTTACGGTTTATCCTTACTAAACAAACTTTTAGAAAATGGCAATGTACACATAGTATTAGATGAAGTCTTGTTAGGGTGGAGTAGTCATGAGTGATTGGTGGGCAAAAAGACTGGCTGGAGAGGCACCCTCGCCTTCGCCAATGCTACTTGTTCCAGCGCAATACAGTAATAGACCAGTAGCACCTCAAGAACAGCCCGTACAGAGAGTGCTCAATGAGCAGATGGGGCCTACAGATCAAATTGGTATGGGTGCAGCGATAAGGTTATGGAAAGGTGGAGAAGCGTATCGAGTGGAAGGAGGTAAACGTTGTCCCAGTTGTGGAAGTGCTAATGTGTTTTCACGAACAGGTAGAGGGTCAAACAGTATGATAAACGGAGCAGCACCAGCACCACATTGTTTTGAGTGTGGTTGGAATGGTAAGTACGAGCAAGCATCACAAGGTTCATGGGCAGTCTAAGGAGCATCACATGGTAGATTACGAATCATTAACATCCATCATCGCATCAATTAACAAGAAGTGTGGTGAAGATGTACTAATCAGGGGTTCCCAGATTAGAGAAGAAGTTTTGCGCGTCACATCAGGCGTACTTGCTTATGACTTAATGCTTGGCGGGGGGTGGCCTGTAAACCAATGGTCTGAAATCATTGGCGAAGAATCATCAGGTAAAACAGCATTAGCATACAAAACTATTGCCGCAAATCAAAAGATTAATCCTAACTTTATAGCATTGTGGATTGCAGCAGAAGCGTATGTTCCACAATACGCAAAAGCCGTTGGTGTAGACATTGACCGCCTATGGGTAGTAGAGTCAAACATGATGGAGCAGGTGTACGACATTATTATTAGGGCTTTAGAGAATAGGGCAGTAGACATGATTGTTCTTGACTCCCTACCATCTTTGATTCCTAGCGATGAAGCCGAGAAAGCCATGGACGAATTTACAATGGGTCTTGGTGCCCGTTTGACAGGGAAGTTCTTTCGCAAATCATCAAAGTCACAACGCAGGTCACTAATTGATGAAGACAGGCCCTGTACTGGGTTGGTCATTAACCAATGGCGTGAAAAGATTGGTGTAATTTGGGGAGACAACCGCACTACCCCAGGTGGCAAGGCTAAGAACTTTCATTATTTCGCTCGTGTAGAAGTAAAGCGTGACGAGTGGCTGAAAGATAAGGAAGAGATAGTTGGCCAGACCATTAAAGCACGTACTATTAAGAACAAGACATACCGTCCACAACAAACAGCAGTAGTTGACTTTTACTTTACTAAATCAAATGGCTTTACTTTTGGTGACTTTGATACTGTTAAGGACGTTGTAAACATCGCCATAGTTCCTTATTGAAAACAAGTTTACGGATAATCTAAAGCAGTATTCAGTTAAATTAAAAGATTTGCTAGAACTAGAAGAACGTGCAATATTAGAAGATAGGATTCCAGTACTACAGTTTGAAGTACAAGGCAAAGGATTTGTGATACTAAATGAAAACGACTTCATAAGTATGTTTTATGAGTAACGACGACTTTAACATTGAGAACTTAAAGAAACAGTTGCGTATCAAAGGACGCTTAATACCCTTTGCTGCGGCTCAGGCCTCCATTGAGAGTGACCAGGATACGAAGTTGCGGGATACAGCACACCTACACCCAAGTGAGATATGTAAGCGTGACTGGTGTCCACGTGCATCTATGTATAAAATACTGGGATACACCCCAGAAAAAGAAAGGGACTACGGTTTCCAAACTTTAAACATCTTTAAAACTGGACATGATATTCATGATAAGTGGCAGGGTTGGCTGGAACGAGCAGGGGTGCTAACTCAAAAAGAGGTACCGCTATACAGCGAAGAGTACCACATTAAAGGGAACGCAGACGGAATAATCCTGGATTACACTGGCGAAGCCGTTTTAGAAATTAAAAGTGTTGGTGCTGGAACAGTTAGGTTTGAAAATCCAGAATTGTATTATAAGTATAGTAAACAAGAAATAACTCACGAAGAACTGTGGACAAAGATTAGGCAACCCTTTCCGTCACACTTACGTCAACTAAACATTTATATGTTTGTATTAAACATCCACTCTGGAATTGTATTATATGAATGGAAAGCCACACAGGCCTGCAAAGAGTTTGAAGTTAAGTTGCAAAAAGCCTTAATTGAGCCGATACTCGCAGCGTGCGCACTGGTTAAAAAGGCGTTAATGGATGGTATATTGATTGCTAGACCAGTTTGGGCGACAACTAAAGAACATACAACATGTAAGCAGTGTCCGTTTAAGACGGAATGCTGGAAAGAAGGAAATAATGCTGAAGGCATACCACTTGGAGAACACCCCAATTATGCAAGAATTCTTGCGGAAGTTCTCACTCCCGATGCGCCCATCGGAGAACATTCCCGAAATACCACAACAGTTAGACAACTTATCCGACAGTGACTTAATGGAGCACTACTCCGAGTTTATGGCATGGTTGTCATACGCTAAAGCAGAGTTAGTTATGTCTGAAATAACGGAAGAACGTTGTGCCAGTGATTGCCACTTAACAGAAGCCAAAACGTTGATTATGCAATGGAGTGGAGGAAAGGGAGACACCGTAACACTTGCTAAAGCCCGCCGTGACATTGATGACAATGTAATACACACGCAAGAGCAACATTTGAATTCTCGCGCCTATCGCAAACTAGTGGAATCTGTGTTTGAACGTTGTGAACGTGGGTCGCAAGTATTATCACGTGAATTAAGCAGGCGTATTAGTTTGGCACCAAATGAGCGTAGGTTAACTAGGTTTGCACCATAAGGATTAATGTGTGACGAGAAGGAGAACAAAGTGAGCGATAACACAGAGAAGTTTGCGGTGTGGGTAGATGGGCTGATTGCCGAATCTAAGTCGCAGGTAAAGCGGCTCAAGACGCAGACTGGTGGTGCTATGGGTGGTATGCGACCCGATTTCACATGGCCTAATGGTGCTGGCGGGGAACCGCAACCACAAGTGGATGTTGATTTGCTGGTTCAAGAGTTGGCGATGGCTAACGGGCATATCAAATATTTACAGGCAGAACTTGGATTGGAGAAACGGATGCACACCCAGTTACAAGCGGAACTTAGCCTGTTGAAAGAATCTATCGAGTCGCAAGTGTTCGG